AAGATGCTCAAACATTATCTTTAACAGGTATTTCAGTTACTAATGGAGCTTTAACTGCTACTGTTTCGGGAAGAAGTGGTAGTGGAAATGCAGCGTTTACTTTATTTGGTCCACAAAAGATTAGTAATCCAAATGTTACTTTATCTTCTTTGCAAAAGATGAGAATTCTTGAATTAGAAAGCGATGCTAATAATAAGTATGATGTTAATGCCGAAATTCTTCGTCTTGGATTAACTCGTGTTTGTAAGATTCATGCAATTTATAATGTAGATACTAAAGAAGAGGCAATTCCCAAACTCACCTTAGAAGCTGGTAATGGGTCATTTAATGTCGGGGAAGTTATTCAAGGAAAGAGTAGTAATGCTAAAGCACGTGTAATTAGTCAATCAGGAAATACTGTCTATTATACTTACATTGGTAAGATTAGATTTGTAGCAAATGAAGATATTAAATCAAAAGAAACAGGTGTTACTAGAACTATAACTGGATCAAATACTCCAATCTTTAATGGTGCAATTGATATTGCATCCAGATATGTATTGAATGATGGTCAAAGACCTCAATCATTTGATTGGTCTTCACTGAAAAAGGTTTCTTCTGCTAGTAGCGTTTCTGGAAAACTTTGGATTGTATTTGATTGGTTTAAAGACGAGGTTCCTGGTAAATTCTATACAGTTAATTCTTATTATGATGCTGATTATAAGGAAATTCCAGAATTTTTATTTAACGGAGAAAGAATTTATCTTAGTAACTTAATTGATTGGAGAACAAACCAAACTCCTGCAGTTACTGGAGATGGTAATTATACTACACCATATGAAATTGATCTAACCCAAATTGCATCATCTACAACTTTAGCAGATTACCAAAATAGAAATTATAATTTTAGTTCGTTTATTATTCCAACAGGAACTACTGATGGTGATATTGAGTACTACTTAGGTAGAATTGACGATCTGTATATTGATAAGAACGGTAATTTTATTAACAAAAAAGGAAATCCAGCAATTATACCACTGGAACCAGAAGAATCTCTAGCAAACGCTATGAAGGTTGGTCAAATTACTATGCCTGCCTATGTTAGAGATCTTGTAAATGTAACGTTTAAGAGATCTACCAATAGACGTTACACTATGAGAGATATTGGTAAATTGGAGCAAAGGATTGATAATGTAGAATATTACACTCAATTAAGTTTACTTGAAAGTGACACTGCAAATCTGTTTATTCCTGATGGAAATGGAAATAATCGACTTAAAAATGGATTCCTTGTAGATAACTTTACATCTCATGCTATTGGTGAACCAAATCATCCAAACTACAAGTGTTCTATTGACTCTGCATTTGGTGAACTTAGACCACAACATTATACAACTAATGTATCTTTAAAATATAAAACAGAACCCACTAATTATATTAAGGGTGATGTTTTAATGCTTGATTTTGATGATCAATTGTTAATTGAACAACCTTATGCTGCTGTTTCTGAAAACGTAAACCCGTTTGCAGTTGTCTCTTGGGTTGGATTGATGAATGTCTTCCCAGCATCTGATGATTGGGTTGATGAGAAGAGATTACCAGAAACAGTAACTGAAGTTGAAGGTGATTATACAGCAACTTTATTAGAATTAGGTGCCGATCCAAATACTGGTTTTGCACCAACTGAATGGAATGCTTGGGAAACTCAATGGTCAAGTTCAAAGAGCAGTTCTAGTACTTCTACAGAGAGAAGAAATCAGCACCCATATATCAGAAAAGTTACTACTACAACAACAAAAACTACTTCTGGACAATCTAGAACTGGAACTAGAACTCAAGTTACTCCAACTCAAGATAGAGTTGTTCTTGGCGATAGAGTTGTTGACACAAAATATGCAAGATGGAAGAGATCTAGAAACTTCTCTATTACTGCTTACAGATTAAAACCAAATGTAAGAGTGTATTCATTTATGGAAGGTAGGGACATAAACACATATACAACCCCTAAAATCATTGAAATTGAAATGCGTAGTGGACAATTCCAGGCAGGTGAAGACATTAAATTGTCTGGTAAAAAGAATGGTAGAAAGTTTAGAGTAAAACTTGGCAATCCAAGAGGTGGTATTGCTAAACTCAATAAACCATATGAAGTTAATCCTTTTACTGGAGAAGCAATTGACATTACTGCATATAACAATTCTTCTACATTCTTGAATCTTAATATTGCATCAATGCAGGAGTTAGATGGTGCTGATAGAGGTGGATATTTACTTGAGGGTGATATTATCATTGGTTTGACATCTGGTGCAACAGCAGAAGTTACTAAAAAGCATTTAATTGCTGATGAGAAAGGTAACTTACGTGCTAGTGTTTATATTCCAGATCCTGCTGAACAAGGAAACCCAAGATGGGCAACTGGTGATTCTGTTGTAAGATTGTCAGATAGTTCAAGCAATTCTCAAGTTCCTGGAGTTGTTGATAGTTCTGCAGAGAACATTTATAGTGCTAGGGGAACTATTCTTACAAAGCAGCAAGATACTCTTCTTGTTAGAAATGCAGAAGTTACTAGAGACACTGTAACTGACGATAGAATTATTACTTCTAGTAGAACTAGCACTAGAGCAGGTGGATGGTACGACCCTCTTGCACAATCATTCTTAATTGAAGAAGCAGGCGGATGTTATATTTCTAAAATTGATGTATATTTTAGAACTAAGGATACTAACCTTCCAGTGACAATGCAAATTCGTGAGATGGTAAATGGTTATCCATCCTCAACAGTTCTTGCTACAGAAAATAAAGATCCTTCTGACGTTTCAGTATCTGATGATGCTAGTGTAAATACAACCTTTGTATTTGAAACTCCAGTATATTTGGCAGAAAGAAAAGAATATTGTTTTGTTCTCTTAACATCTTCTGTTGAATATAATTGCTGGTTGTCAGAAATGGGTCAAGATGATTTAAATGGTGAAAGAATTTCTAAGCAACCATATGCAGGTGTTCTGTTTAAATCTCAAAACGCATCTACTTGGACTACTGCTGAATATCAGGATATGAAGTTTAAGATCTTCAGATGTAAGTTTAAAATTAATGAAACTCCAACTATTGATTTCATTAATGACAATTCTGGAAATCTTTTCTATAGACAACTTAGAAATGATCCTATTGAATTAACTGTAAATGAAAGTGGAACTGCTCGTGGTTATATGAAAGTTAACCATAAGAACCATGGTCTTCACGATGATTCATCCTTTGTAGAAATTAAAGGTGTTTCTACTAACATTACTGCAAAACTTGCTAATAACTGGTCTGGTTTGACTGGAGCAAACGATCCAATTGAACTTGAAGATACTAGTGGAACTAGTGCAATCAGAAACAAATTCCATGCAGATGGTTCAGAAATGCTGTTTAACACTGGTTTAAGTCCTGCCAGACATGGTATTCTTGGTGCAGCCCCAAGTGCATCAAACCCAGGTTACATTTCAATCGGTGGATATGTTTACAGTTATGATCCATCAGCAGTTGGTAGTGTATTAAACAATAAGTTTGCCATTACATTAATTGCTAAGATTACTGAAGATGCTGTACCATCAGGTGGATTTAAAACTGCTGATGAATGGGAAGCAGAGTTGTATGTCAAGAATGGCATTCCTCTTACACTGATTAATAAAGTACATCAAAATCTTAAATTCATCACTCTTGATAGTTATCAAATTGATTTTAATTCATACAGAAGAAACATTGATGATGCTAATGTAACATTTGGTGGAGATACTGCTACTGCAAGTACTAATTTCCAGTACACATCATTTATGCCTACTATTGCATTTAAAGAATTACCTGGTACAACTCTTGAAAGTTCTTTCAAGGGAACATCAGGAACTTCAATTGGCAATGGTGAGCATTCCTTACCTACCCCTGTCGTTCCAGCTACTTATCAAGAATCTTACATAAAAGATTCGGCATATTCAAGTATTCGCATTAATGAAAATAATTATCTTACAAAACCTAAGGTTGTTGCATCCTTAATTAATGAGCAAAGGCAAATGTCTAATGCAAATTCATTTGATCTTAGAATTAAATTAAGTAGCACAAAGGACAACTTAAGTCCAGTTATTGATACTGATAGAATTAGTTTAGTAACTACAAACAATAGAATCCAAAACTTTAGCGAAACTACAAGAAAGGCGTTCTTCTTAGACGATTTGAGTGCTACTTACAATATTTCAACAAGTCCAGAAGAAGATTTTAATGGTGCTCAATATATTACCAAAATTATTACAGTAGATCAAGAATGCACTAGTTTAAAAATTCTTCTTGCAGCATTTAATAATTCACTTACTGATTTTGATATCTACGTTAAATTACTTGCTGGTGATGAAGAAAATCCAGATGAAATCGGATGGATTGAAGCAGAACCATCTCAATATACTGAGAGTAAATCTGAAGTTACTATGGTAGAGTATGAATCCGAAATCAGTTTGTCTGGTGATGATACATTTACTAAATACGCAGTTAAGATTAGAATGAGATCTAATAATTCATGTTACACTCCACTTATTAAAGATTTACGATGCATAGCTCTCGCTTAATTCCAGTCGAGGGTCATGCTGGTTTAGCAAGAGATCCCAAAACTGGTTCAATTGTTAATACCAACCAAACTCAATATGAGAAATACATCGCAACTAGAAATAAATTGCGATCAGATGAAGAAAAATTGAATAACACTATCAAAGAAGTTGAAGAGTTGAGAAAAGATGTTGGTGAGATTAAAGACCTGCTGCTTAAACTAGTGAGTGGTATAAATACTTGATGAAGTAGGAATACAGTAATGTTATCTGCGGTAACTAACTTAATTGTTTATCAAGGTGCTGATTTTGAAACCACCTTTTACGTCACTAATGATAATGGTTCTAGTTTTGATCTGACTGGTTATACTGGCGCATCTTTAATTAAAAAGCACTACGATAGTTCAACGTCAACAACAATGACAGTTGAAATTACTCCACCTGCATTTGTAGGTGCAGTAAAACTTTCTCTTGCAAACTCTGTAACTTCAGGAATGCACGCAGGTAAATATGTGTATGATGTAGTACTAACTTCTGGGTCTGGAGTAAAATCCAGAGTTTTAGAAGGTGTGTTAACAGTAGTAGAGGGAGTAACTATCTAAAATGGCAAGAATTCGCTTTGGAGACCAATCGTTTCCACAAGTTGCTAGGGTTTCGGTTGGTGGCGCTGCTACTGTCCAAAACCTTGCAGATGTTGATACCGACACCAATGGTCTTGGTGATGGGTATTTGTTAATCTATGATTCAGCATCTCAAAAATTCCAAACAGGAAACGTATTAAATAACGTAACAGTAAACGGAGGATCATTCTGATGGCATCAACCATCCTTATTAAAAGAAGTACAAATACAACTGTACCTTCTTCATTAGAATTTGGAGAACTCGCTGTAACGGTTGGTGCTGGCACTCAGGTCAATCGTGGCGATAGGGTCTTTGTTGGAGACAACAATTCAACAGTTCAAATTATCGGTGGTAAGTATTTCACCGACATGCTGGATCATGTACATGGTACATTGACAGCAAATTCAGGAGTTATTGTAGATAATAATTCAAAAGTAGATCGTTTCAGAGTAGATGATGTTAATATTGATGCTAACGTTGTAGAAACTGATACTACTGACACCGATCTTATCTTCAGAGCAAACGGCACTGGTAAACTTGTCGTAGAAGATAGTCAAGAACTTGAATTTGGTACTACTGGTGATATCGAATTTAGATTTGATGAAGTAGCAAACGTTCTTCGTTTAGATCGTGTTGGAGTAAACACTCCAGAATTTCGTTTAGATGATGATCTTAAACTTCAGTTTGGTAGTGATGGTGACGGTAGTATTCGTTATGACGAAACTACATTAGACACCGTTAGAGTAGAAGGTGCTGACTGGACCTATGATAATGGTGTTGCACTTCAAATTAATGATACTACCAATGCAACTAATAGCACCACTGGTGCTGTAAAAATTGCTGGTGGTCTTGGTGTTGCACAAACTGCATGGATTAAAGACCTTGTAGTTGATGATGATGTAACTCTTGGTACTGCATCCACCGATGTTCTTACGGTTGAATCTACAACTACATTTAATGCAGATGTAACATTCAATGGAACTCAAACTGTTTCTGGTACTATTAATCAAACTGGTCAACTTAATCTTGACAACATCCGCTTAGATGGAAATACTATTTCTAGTAACGCTGGTAGTCAAATTATCTTAGATCCAGATCCAAGAAATGGTGATGCTGCTGGAGATCTTGTTATCAGGGGTAATCTTCAAGTTGCTGGTACAACCACGACAGTAAATTCGACCGAAATGACGGTCAACGATCCTGTCTTTAACATTGGTGACACTACATCAGAAAAGATGGTAACTGCACCAGTTAGTGGTGGTGGTACAACCGTAAATATTGATAATCCTTCTGGTATTGCTACTGGTGGTTTAGTAAGTGGTGCTAATGTAGGTACTACAAAAACTATCAACCAAGTTGAAGTTGTTTTCCATGTAACATCTTCGTTCTCCTCTGCACCTAGTAATGGTGATGCTATCTATCATTTGAAAGATGGTGTATACCAACAGTTAGGTACATTCCAATCTCAAACTGCTGACACTATTAGAATCACAGTTTTAGCATCACTTTCACTTAGAGAAAGTGCATTCTATGAGGGAGATTCTCTGACTGATGGGAACAGTGGAACTCCACAAACTGCTACACTTGAAAAGGATGCAACTAATCAAAGTGTTTTTGAGACAACAACTCTTACTTTGAGTGGTGGATTCTCAGGTAATATTGCTACTGGTGATTTCCTGACAATCACTCAAGGTTCTAATGATGGAATGGATCGTGGTATTCAATATTCATACCACAATGGTTCTGCAATTAAGAATGGTTTCTTTGGTTTTGATAGAACTGCTGGTGAAGATGGATTGGGAGCATTTACGTTTATCGAAGATGCAACTAATACTAACAACATTTTTACTCATGTAGTTGGATCTATTCAGACCATTGCTAGAGAAAAGAATGATTTAGATGTTGAAAGTGGCACTACATTATCTGGTGCTGCTAGTCAAACATATACAGCAGTTGCTACTACTGGTGGTGAAGGATCTGGAGCGACTATTACTGTTGTAAGAGGTTCTTCAGGAGAAATTACTTCTGTTGCTGTTGCAAATGCAGGAACATATTATCAAGAAGGTGATCTCCTTACTATTGCAGGCAACTTAGTTGGTGGTTCTGCAACCACTGATGACATCCAAATTAGAGTTCTTTCTATTGCAGTATCAAGAGGCACAGTATTACTGGGTGATCTTGAATTGGATGTTGATCTTGCAGTCAAGCACGGCGGTACTGGAAGATCTGAGTTTAATACCAATGGCATTCTTTATGGAAATGGCAATGGTGAACTCTTAGAAACCGCTGCTGCAAACATGGCAAACCCAGGAGTTGGTCCTGACGTTGCTACATCATTCCAGATTCTTACAGTTACTGCTGCAGGAGTCCCCGTCTGGACTGATACCGTTGATGGGGGAACATTCACCTGAGGTTAAACAATGAACAATGAATTAGATGTAAATGTCCTTATTTCAACTCTTCAAAAGAAGATTACTGATTTGACTCTTACTAATGTTGTGCTAGAGGCGCGAAATAAAGATTTGACGAATCGGTTAAATAGTATCATAGAACAGTCACATTCAGAGAATGCTATAAATGGCAAGCAGAATCAAGTTAAAGAGATCCCTAACTCAGAACTCAGTACCGACGACTTCTGATCTTACAGATAAGGAAGTTGCGATTAATATTGCCGATAGAACCCTATTTGTCAATAATGCGGGTACTATTACTGAGGTATTAAATGCTGATCCAAACGACGAGACAATTGTTCCGTCAATGTTTTCTAGCGCCATTACTGATGGTGTTGGAAATACTTGGTATGTTTCAGATAATGGTGTAGATAAAGCAACTCTAGGATCTGTAAATCCACGCCATGGAGCAACAACTGGAGCAAATGCTTGGGGTAAAACTCCAACTACTGCATTTGCTTCTTTGAAGTATGCATTGGATAATTATGCCCAATCTGGTGACACTGTTATCATTTCGACTGGTACTTTTACTGAAACTTTCCCACTGACTGTTCCTGTGGGTGTTGTAATTAAAGGTGATGGTTTAAAATCTACTTTTATTCAACCATCTCTTGCCACAAATACTGAAGATGCTTTCTTAATTGAAGGTGATTGCAATATTGAGGATCTCTGCTTAACTGGATTTTATTATGATTCTGTAGGTGATACTGGATATGGATTTAGATTAAAGTCAAATTATACTGTTTCTGCTGACGGAAGAAGACCATATATTCAACGCTGTAGCGTAATTACAACTGGTAGTACTACTTCGGGTGCTGACCCTCGTGGATACGCTGCTGGAGACGCTGGTAGAGGTGCCTTAGTAGATGGATCTAGTGTGGGAGCATCCTCTGCCGAAGCAACCCTTCTGTTTAATGAGTGTACATTTGTTGTACCCAATTCAGTTGGTTTGTATCTTAAAAATGGCGCACGTTCTGAATGGTTAAACTCATTCACGTATTTTGCTGCCGATAGTATTAAAGGTGAAAACCCAGGTGGTTCTGGTTTCAAAGGTACAGGTAAAACCAGATTAAAACTTAATAATACCACAGGTACATTCAATGCTGCTGACACTATCACTTACTATGATACTGATGGTGTTACTGCCTTAGCATCTGGCACTATTGATTCTAATGATGGAACTTATATTTTCATTAGTGGTCAAGGCACTGGAACATTTGTAGAAGCAGAAGCACAGAGTGGTGGTAAAGCAGTTACTGCAAATGGTGATGCACAATTAGATACTGATGAAAAGAAATTTGGTACTGCATCCTTACTCTTAGATGGTACTGGAGATTATCTGTCATTAGCAGGATCTTCTGACTTTGGATTTGGGACTGGTGATTTTACTGTAGAAGCATTTATTAGACCTTCTAGTGTTGCTAGTGGAACAAAAGTAATTGCAGATTTTAGATCTACTAGTGGGACAGTTGCTGGATTATTGGTTTTAAGTGGTTCTGTATTAGAATTCCAATCAGCAAATGGTGCGGGAACTATTACTGGATCCACTACTTTAAGTGCAAATGTATTTTACCACGTTGCAGTAGTTAGAGAAAGTGGTGTCACTAAATTATATCTTAATGGATCTCAGGAAGGTAGTAATCTTACAGATACTACAGATTATGGTTCGTCAAGAGCACTTTACATTGGTGCTAACTTCAATGGAAGTGCAGAATTCCCTGGTCATATTGACGAATTTAGAGTAAGTAAAGGACTTGCTCGTTACACTGGAACATTTACTCCAACAACTTCTGAGTTTGTAACTGATACAAACACTCAATTACTTCTTCACCTTAATGGTCTTGATGGTTCTACCAGTATTTTAGATGGTAGTGTATCTGTACAAGATATTCGTTCTTCTTCAGGCGGTACTGCACAGTATATTGCACTTGCAGATTACACTGATTTCGGTGCTGAACTTCGTTCTATTGGTTCTGCATCTGTTTATGGTGAGCGTGGTATCACTGCAATTGGTAAAGGAACAAGATTACGTTGTATTGTACATAATTTTGGATACATTGGAACTGGAAGTGACTCCTCTAATGACATTACTGATGTAAGTCAAGCAAATGAAATTATTGAGTCCACTGGTGGTAGAGTTCTTTTCACCAGCATGGACCAAAACGGTGATTTCCGTGTTGGTAATGCATTCTTTGTAGATCAAGAGAATGGCACCGTATCATTTGTTGGTGGATCTCAAAGTGGTGGTACAACCTTTGACCAGTTAGTTGTTACTGGTACTGGTGACACTACAACTATCCTCCCAACAAGTATTTCTCTTGGTAACTTAAAACTTTCAGGCAACACCTTAGAATCTCTATCTGGAGATTTAGAATTAAGTGCTCCTTCTGGATCTAAGGTTGATGTCAACAACCAATTAAGAATTACAGATGGCACTCTGCCATTGCCTGGACTTGCATTTATCAATGATCAAGACACTGGACTCCAAAGATCAGGTTCTGGTGAAATTAATTTTATTGCGAACGGTACTCCCATCGTTCAAACAACTCCAACAAACTTCAATGTATTTGCAGATATTCTTTCTCAGCAGGTACAAGTAGAAACTTTAAGTATTAATGATGGTGGTAACGGATGGCACGTTGGTACATTCACTTCAGTTCCTACAACTACAACTGGTAATGGTTCAGGGTTAACTCTTAACGTAACTGTTAATGCATTTGATGCTACTGTTACAAATGCAGGTTCTGGATATATTGTTGGAAATTACTCAAACGTTGCTATTACTGGTGGATCAGGAACTAATGGCACTGCAGATGTTGTAGTTCAAGGTTTAGAAAATGGAACCACTGCTGGTGGTAGTGGATATGAAAATTATACTTATGGTGATGTTCCTTTACAAGGTGGTAGTGGAACTGGTGCTATTGTAAATATGATTGCTACGGGTGGATCCTTAGCAATTACTGGATTTGTAAGTCATGGATCAAATTATGCTAATACTGATGTTCTTACTGTTAACAATAGCGATCTTACTTATACCGATCCAATTACAGATCAAGTTGTAGCGTCTGGTGGATCTAACTTTAGTTATACATTAGCACAAGATCCTTACACAGTTTCTAGTGTATCTGCTCCTGAAGGTCAATTTAATGGTGATGGATATGTTGCTGGGGAGACAGTTGGTTTAGATAACTCCACCATGGGTGGTTCTGGATCTGCAGCAGCATTTACTTTAGATGATGTTCAGTACATCAGTTCTGCTACTGTTGCAAATGGGGGAACAGATTATAATATTGGTGATTCTATTTCCATTGCAAATCCTGCAATTGGAGCAGATGGTAATCTTGTAGGTATTGGTAGGGAAGTTACTTACAGCATTGCAGTAAGACCAGCAACTACCACAGGAAATGCTTTTTGGTTTGATTTGGGTGATGGTAATGGATATGTAGAAAAACCAACATTACAATTAGAAAGAGACACTCTTTACAAATTTGTTTATGAAGAAGATGGAACTGAGTATGATGATCATCCTATTAGTTTTTCAACAACGGCAGACGGAACTTGGGGTGGTGGAGATGCTAATGTAGATTTTATTGGTGCTATTCAAGAAGATGACACAAGAATTTTACTTGTACCAACTTCTGGTCCAGCAACGGTTTACTATTTCTGTACTCAGCACTCGGGAATGGGTGGTAGTGCAACAATTAGTGGAACTCCTGGAACTGGAGAATCAATTACAGTTGGAACTACTGCATTAAACAATACCATTAGTATCGGAGTTGATGGATCAACATCATTCCAAACAATGAATGTTGCATCAAATACTACCGTTGGTAGTTTAAATGTAACTGGAACTACTACACTATCTGGTACTTTATCCTTACTTGGTTCTTCTATTAGTGCAACTTCTATCACATTAGCAGATAATGCTATTGTAGGAGGAACATTAACAGTAACTGGCGAACCTGATGAAGTATCTACATTTGCAAATGATGTTGCATTTGACACTAATCTTTTAGTAGTAGACGCTCAAGAAGATAGAGTTGGTATTAAAGTAGCAGAACCAGAATATGAATTTGAGGTAGATGCTTCTGCAAAATTCCATGAGAATGTTGTCTTATCAACTTCTGCAGGAACTGGAGTTACAATTGGTGATGAACCTGGACTTGATGGAGTTACTGAGCTTGCATTAAATCCTGACAATAAATTTAATGTTCTTGGTGATTCTAACTTTAATGGTGTTGTTAAATTTGCTAATGGGGAAACATCAGCGCCATCAATGGCGTTTGCTAATAGTTTAACAACTGGATTCTTCTCCACTACACCTGGAACTATTAGTATTACTAGCACTAGTGGAACTATTGCAGATTTAAAAGCAGAGGAACTGCAATTTTTCAGAGGACTTAAGTTTACAACAAATAATGTTGATCAATTTACTGTAGTAAATGGATCTAATTACGGCGTAGGTACATATTCCGACATTGCATTAACTGGAGGATCAGGTGTTGGTCTTTCTGTTGATTTTGTAGTCGCATTTGTACCATCTATTACTACTGCAGGTGCAGATTATGATGAAGCAGTATATGATAATGTACCACTGACGAATGTCTCTAGTGCTCCTGCTGGGGCAGTTCAAACAACTTCTATTCTTAGTGGTGGACAAGATTATCCTAATGGAACCTTTACTAATGTTCCATTGAGTAGTGGGAATGGAACAAACGCTCAAGGAACTATTACAGTTTCAGACAATATTATTACTGATGTTGTAATTACTGCAGCAGGATCAGGTTATCAAGTAAGTGATAGCTTATCTGCAAGTGGATCTGATATGGGTGGTGCAGTTATTGCATCTCTTAGTGGAACAATTACTGGTGGAAGTGGATATACCAATGGTTCTTACACTAATGTTGCGACAACAACAAACGGAAGTGGAACAGGAGCAACCTTAGATATTACCGTTGAATTGGGGGCAGTAACTGCAGCAACAATTAATGATCCTGGTAAAGGATATTCTGCAAGTGACACCTTATCTGTTGCAGGAAGTGATATTACAGATGATGTAATCACTGGATTGACTGTTAGCAATCAAGGTCAATATTATGCAAATGGTACATACAATGGAGTAACGTTAAATGGAGGAACTGGTGCTGGCGCTACTGCTAATATCACGGTTTCTGGTAATGTAGTTACTAGTGCTAGTATTGCTAATGGTGGTCTTGCATACACTAATGGTGATACACTTACTGCTAGTGTTATTGATTTAGGTGGTGCTGAAGGTGCTGGTATTGTCTACACAGTAACTGTTGCAGATCCTGGATCTGGATATGCTGATGGTAGTTATTCAGGTGTCTCTCTGACTGGAGGAAATGGATCTAACGCAACAGCAGACATTGTTACAGTTGGTGGAGTTGTATCAAATATAACCCTAGTAAATGCTGGATCTGGATATCAAGCAAGTGATGTATTAAGTGCTGCTTCTGGCGATATTGGAGGTGGATCGGGATTACAAATTAGCATTACATTACACCAAGCAACTGGTGCTGAATTAACAGTTTCTGGTGTTGCAGTAGGTAGTGGTTTCCAAGAAACTGTTGCTACTACTGCACTTGGAACGGGAGCAGGTATTGAGGTTAATGCAGTATCAGATGGACTTGGTGGTAATGGTGCAACTGCAAGAATTACTGTTGATCCTTCTCTTGTAGTAACTGATATTGTAATTTTATCTAATGGTTCAGGTTATTCTATTGGAGATGTGGTTACTGCAGATAATTCTGCTATGCAGTATATCAACTCTAATGGTGATCTTGTTGTAACAAATACTCCATCTACACAGTTCCAAGCAACTATTACATCACTTGCAGGAATTCAAGCAGTTACTATTAACTCTTCAGGTGAAGGATATGCAGTAAGTGATGTGTTAACTGTTAGTAACCTATTAGTTGGTAACAGTGGATCTGGATTTAGTTTTACCATTGATAATATTTCTTCAGAAGATACTGTTAGTGTTGATGATGATTTAGGTCAAATTAACACCAAGAGTATTACAAATCTTATTGATGGTATTAATTTAGATAGCAAAATTCAGATTACTCCAGAAGCTATCACACGTTTAGACACTAATAATTTAGTTCTTACCGCACAATCTGGAAGTTTTGTCCAAGTTAGTGGCACTGATGCTTTCCAACTTCCATTTGGAACTACTGCAGAAAGACCTGTAGGTGCAACGGGATTAATTAGATTTAATACAGAAGAAACTTTATTTGAAGGATTTGACGGAACTTCATTTGTATCTCTTGGTGGAACTAGAGACGTTGACTTTGATACATTTATTCTAACAGAATCTGCACCTGGAGAGGATGAAGATACGTTCTTCTTCTATAATGCAAATGTTAATACTTTAAAGTTAGATCAAACTGATTTTACTTTAAATGGAGTACAAAACTTTAAGAGTACAAACCTTTCAGATGTAAATCTTTGGGTTGCAAGCACTGAACAAAAATCAACATCAGAAGTATCTACTTTTGCTCCATCATCAGCAGTTAATTATACTGATGATACCATTACACTAACAAATCATAATTTAGTTACTGGTAGTGTTGTAACTTACAGTCCTGGAGTTGGAGAAACTCCAGTAAGTCCTTTAGTAGATGCTACAAATTATTATGTGTATGTAGTTGATGTTAATACGATTAAATTGTCAGCATCAGAAGCAGATTTAACTGCCAATACTTATATTGATTTAGTAAGTTCTCCATCACACACTGGTAGTGCTCATACACTTACACCAGTTGCTCCAACACCAAACTTGATATATTTTGGTGAAAATGTATATGCAGTTACTACTAGTGGTACACTTGGAACAGTAGCACCAACTCATACAACTGGTACTGTTGCAAATGGAACAGCACAACTTACATATGTAAGAAATATTTACAATGATTTAACTGCTGTACTTAATAATTATTTCTTCACTGTAGATAAACTTGATGTAAATTCAGGTTCTTTAATTTTTAGAGGAGATTCTACTAGTGCATTTATTGAATCAACTTCGGATTCAATTATTTTTGCTATCAATTCTTCTAAAGAATTACTAAAAATTAGCGAATCTGGTGGTTTCTCTGTAAATACAAATTTCTCTGGAACAACACCAAATTATGTTGAGGTTATCAACTCTGACCTTAAGAAGTTAGAATTAGTAGATTATGGAGTAGTAACAAATACAGGTACGTTTACAGTTACTGGAGGAAATGCATTAAATGTAACAACACATCCAGTAACTGCTGCTAAATCTGGAAAAGTTCAAATTGAACTCGAAGATTCAATTACAACTTATGAATATGTAGTAACTGTTCTTGGAAGTAATGAATATGCACTCAATGGTTCGGCATCTCCTGCACTTACAAATATTTTAGTTGGAAGAACATTTAAGTTCAATCAAATTGATCCTTCAAATGTAGGAAATCCACTTGTATTTGCTGAAACAGCAGAAGGACCTACAGAGTACACAACTAATGTTGTATATAGATTAGATGGTGCAGAAGTTGATAGAACAGGATACGTTGGTGGTTTTGATGCTGCAACTACAGAAAGATCAATTCAAATTACAATTGCTCCAGATGCTCCAACAACATTAAATTACTATAACTTGACATCTACAGGATATGGAAATACAATTACTACAGCAGAAAGAAGAAGGCAGTATACCGAAATTAGTTACTTGATTAACTCAAGAGAAACTGACGTTTATTATACAGAAATTAATAAGATGTACACTGATGTAATTCTTGCAGATGTTTCTGCTGATATTGATGGCACTAATTTTGCTATAAATATTACAGATGTTACTAACGCTGCTGGCGAGTATGACGTTAAAGTTGTTGCTCACAATATTTTAACATAAAATGCCTAAAATTCTAAAGTCCGTACAATCTGATGGTGGTTTCTCTGTTGCAGATGAGACCATCATTGATCCTACTAGAAATATTATTGATGCAAATAGTGTAAAGGTTCTAGACAATTCAAACGATAAAACTTATAAAAAAGAATTTATTGTTCATGGATCTTTAGACAATGGAAACGTTTCTTTGGAAATGACTCCAACTCACACGGTAGAATCTGACAGAATTGTTTTTGTTTCTGGATTCATGCTTGGGACTTGGAAAGGTTATCCAGTTGCAGTTTTCACTGCAAACGCAAATTCAGCAGAGATTAATTGTACACTCTCTAACCATGGATTGACAACTGCAGATGTCATTTCAGTTGAATTTGCTGCTCCTTATACAGGATCAAATGGTAATTATGCTGTAACAGTGGTAGATGATGACGAGTTTACATTTACAATTGGAGCACCTTTAGATGCCAATAATCCAGTTTTGGCACAATCTGTAGAAATTACATCTTATAGTTTAAATTGGGAATTTGCAGTAAGAATTGAATCTGCAGTTTTAAGTGATTCTAATACTGATCTTTCCTTAGCAGCAGTTAGTAAAGATATTGTAAAGGATAATGTTCCACCAGGACATATCTGGGATATAAACCCTATTGTAAACAACACTACAAAAATTGTTACTTTTACTCCATCAGTAACTACGGCTACTGATTTGGAGTTACGTGGTAATGGAATTAGATGGAGTGGAAAAGTAGAGTTAGTATATACTGAAAGAAACTATTGATCAAAGATAAATAAACATACTAGGGAGTTTTCGGAGCAAATGGCTTTAGAATTTAACGCCGATAAGGAAATTATCAAATCGGACGAACTAAAAGTTAAAAATGAAACCAGCGTCAGATTTGATTTAGGTGGCGGTGCTGATGAAAAGGTGGCACTGTTTGGAAATTTAACGTCAGACGTTGATAAACTTGTTCGTATCGGCATCAATACAAATAATCCTCAATTTGAACTTGATGTAAATGGTCAAATTAGAACGACCACTTCTATCATTTCTGATACTGCTCGAATTAATAACCTTGATATTGACACAATTGTCAATCCTTCACTTCAACTTCGTGCTCCAATTTTAGAAACCTTTACTGATCCAGGAACTGGTGAAGTTCTCTTCCCTCGTTCTACGACTCCTGCATTTAATGATGATAGCAATAAGGTTGCTACAACAAACTTTGTTTATAATATTGCAACAAATGATGTTGGTGGACGTATCTATGTTTCTGAACAAATTGGTAACGATACTTTTGACGGACGCTCCGCAACAAAACCCGTCAGAACTATCAAAAGAGCAACTCAACTTGCAGCAGAAACTGACCAAAAAGAAACTTTAATCGTTGCAGGTGGAGATTACTTAGAAGATAACCCAATCTCCCTGCCAGACCAGTGTTCAGTTGTTGGTGATAATATTCGTCTGTGTATTATCAGACCCCAGAATCCTGGGAAACATATGTTCAAGGCATCGAACGAGAACTATGTTACAGGTATTACTTTCCGTGATAACTTAAACGCTGAGGGTAATCCTGCGTTTACTTGGGGTTATGCTTATGTCTTTGATGATAAGCAAAGATTCTTCTATCCAAAAACTCTGGGTGGACAGTATGGAAGAACCTTTGAATTAGGTCATAAGATTTCTGCTCCAGAGGAGTGGAAACTTAATTTTACTTCAAATAGTGGAAACTTAGAATTAGTTGTTGGTCTTACAGTAACTAATACCTCTACATCTGGTACAGGTGTAATTACTGAAGTAAACTTTAATGATAATACAGATCAATCTGGTTACATTATCATTAATCAGATTACTGGTACAATCAATTCTGTCGGTGCTACCTATAATTACACTGCAAATAGTGTTACATATAATTTAAACGTAACTGATGGTGAGCAGTTAACACCAGATGCACAAGTAGTTAAGCATGTTACTACTCACCCAACCATTGGTTTAAAATCACTTAAATATGATCCAGTAAACTATCCTGATGGTTTAATCGCTAGTGTAGTTGATACTGAATTTCATGATTATGAAGTTGGTCAATATGTAGAGATTACTAATTTACCTACTACTGGAACATTTAGCGATCTTGCTAGATTTAACGGTAGACAGTACGTGTCTCATAGAATTGAGACCGCTGATGGTTTCAGTAAAAAGTTTGTATTATATAAAGACACTCCTACGGATCTTGCTGCATTGGGTGCAGTTAATGGAGAATATGATGTCACTGCATTCGGTGCAACTGTAACATCTGATGACCATTATGTAGTTTTCTCCCTCGACAACTCACCTAAGAAGTTTGATGAGTCAAATAAGAGTCCTAACAGATATCTTGATGCTGTTGACCTGATTGGTAGAAACAAAACAGGCATCGCCGCAGAATCACTTAGAAGAGCAAAAGAAGAATATCCTGCACTTGTAGTTCCTGACGAAACTCAGTGCAAAACTGACATCGGTCATATTATTGATGCAATTAATTATGACTTGACTTGGGGTGGTAATGCAGCAACTAAAGAAGCAGCAGATTACTATTATGATGCTGGTGCATTAACTCACGTCCAAGATCAACTTAAAGAAACTTCTTACGCATTTGAAGAAGCAAGAGACCTGTCTATTCAGGCAATGCGTAACCAGTTGACTTATGTTGACACTTCAAGCACTGGAACATTTACTAGAGTTGGTGGATATGTTGGTGGTTACCGTTCTGCTATTTGGGATAATGAGAAGTTTGTTGCTGTTGGTGATACTGGAGCAATCCACACTTCAGTAGATGGTACTAATTGGGTTTCACAAACAGCTCCGTCAGAATCTTTTAAAGACATTATTTGGAATAAATGGGCAGTTGGAGAACGAGGAGTTCCAGAATACGTAGTTGTTGGTGACAATGGAACTATTGTTTGGTCAAACAATGGAGAAGATTGGAGCACTGTAACTTCAGGAGTTTCTGATACTCTTAATTCTATTGCATACAATGGTTCAACCTATGTTGTAGTTGGTAATAATGGAACTGTACTATACTCAAGTAATGTTACAACGTGGCAAGCAGGAACTAGCGGAGTATCAGGTACTCTAAATGATATTATCTATAATGATGATTGTGATAAGTTTATTGCTATTGGTATCAATGGAGTTATTATTGAATCTGCAGATGGTATTACTTGGACTGCTCAAGAAAGTGGAACAACAGGAAATCTATATGGTATTTCTTGGACCGAAGGTAGAATGGTCGTTACTGGTGATAATGGTGCTATCATTACTAGTGATGATAATGGTTTAACTTGGGAAACAAACGTTGTTACTAATGGTGGTCCTGATAATAATCAGGGTGATCGTTTTGCAGATGCTGCAGATCTGATTCTGCAAAACAAAGCAATCATTGCTGAGATTGCTGTCAATAAAATGCTTGATGCAAATACTGGATTTACTATTCCAACAGGTAATCAAGCATGTAAAGATGACGTAATTGACTTCTTGGAGTCAATGGTTATCAACTTGGAATTCGGAGGTAATGATGAAGTATATGACGCAGCAAATCTTTATGTAACTGGAAATCACGTTCTTGGTGAAGAAGATAGATCTGTAGAAGTATTTGGATATGCAGAAACTCTTGCTATTGCAGCAATGAGAAATGAAGCATTTAATCCTACTGATGTTGAAAGTTTTGCTTCTGGTCTTACCCAATACTTTGACAATAGTATTACTGTAGATACAGGATCTCCTGTATGTGCAAACGTTGCAAGTGCTATCACCACATTCTTTGGTATTCTTACCACCGCTATTGGTACAACTGTAACTCCTGGTAATTTAAGTGGAGTTACAAGATCACCTGCTGCGGATGAAGGATTTACTGGTCAGGCAAATAGATATTGGGATGCATCAGATCTTATCCTTGAGAATAAGAAACTAATCGCAGCACAGGCAGTTTATGCTTATGTTGATGCAAACTCATTTACAATTCCAACTGGCAATCAAAATTGTGTTGATGATGTTGTAGATGTTCTGGAAGCAATTGCTCATGACTTGCGTCATGGTGGTAATGCTAAGACATATGATGCTGCTAATTACTATGTTGGAACTACCCATGTAGATGGGGAAGAAGCAGAAACTATTGCTATCATCAATAATGCAAGAGATCTTGCAATTGAAGCAATGCGTGGTATTTCAATCACGCTTGGTTATCTTACAGATTCTGCATATCTTGCAACATTAGAAGATCAATTCAAACTTAATATTGTTCAGTTTACAAAAACAGATATTACTCTTGATAGTAGCACCGAAACACAAAGGTGTACTAACGTTGCATCTGCAATCAACACTTTAACAACTATTGTTACTAGTGCTGTTAATAATGACAATCTTAATCATGCTACCAGATCACTTCCTTCTGGTAATATTGTAAATAATAATCTTGGTAAATTAGTTCATGATGGACATCAATTCTGGTCATCGTACAATGCTGGAGCAAGTTCTTACATTTACACCTCTCAAGATAAGGGAAGAACTTGGAACTTAGATTATACCTCAAATAGTGGTTCTACACATGCATTTGTCTTTAGTTACGACAAGGCATTAGCCCTTGGAAACCAAAATGCAGACATTCTGTTTGATGGTGTAGGTAATGAGTTTGATTCTTCAATTAATATTACTGCATATCAAGATACAACAATTTCCAATACTTATGATGCAAACAGACAGTTTGCTTGCGATAACGTATCATCATCTATCTTTACTCTGTGGAATATTGTTATTGATAGAATTAATGGGCGTACAGTTCCTGCTACATCAAACGCAACTTCTTACTTTGAAGATAGCAATAATAAATTCTTCAATGTAGGTCATTCCTTTGATGATCTTCCAATTATTGAAGTATCACCATATATTTTCAACGCATCTGTAATTTCATTCTTGGGTGGTAATGGTTGCGAAATTGATGGTTCTAAGGTAGCAACACCAAACGTTAAGAGACCAAACTTACCACCTCAAGGTAAGTCGATGGTTGCTGCTGCATTTACCATCATCTCATTTGGCGGTACTGGTTATCGAGTATTTAATGATGGATATACTCAGCTGGTTTCTGTTTTCTGTATCTTTACTCAAGATGGTGCGTTAGTTGAATCTGGTGGATATGCATCACTGACTAACTCTGCTTCTAACTTCGGTACGTTTTCACTTAGATCTTCAGGTGTTAGAGACGAAGCTTATACTTTCCACCAAGGTATTATTGATAATATTACATTTAGTGATATTGGTGTTCCAATTATTACTACCACTGGATTGGGTGAGGCACCACTTGAGCACTTTATTATCGAACCTGACGGATTTGAATTAGGAACTAATCCTGGTAATAACCCAAAATACTTTATTGAAGAAACCGTATCTGCAACTCCAACTGCTCCAGTTACTGCAGAGACAAGAGCAAACACTACAATGAGTGTCAGAGGTAACTATAACCGTTACACTGATGCATCAGTTCTTCTTGAAAAAAATGCTCGCTATATTGCAGAAGAAGCATACTTTACAACTGCAGTAACATCCTCTAATAGTTTTGATCAAAATAGAAATAAGTGCATTCGTGACGTTGAGGAAATTATTAAGGCATGGTCAAAGGATATTAAGTTTGATGCAAACGATGCTACTTGGGATGCTGCAAAACTCTATGTAAGTGGTAGTGCAATTCAACACGTTGCTGGATATGAAGCAGCAACTAAAGAAGTAGTTGATACTGCAACAACTCTTGCTAAGAAAGCAATCAATAACTTACTACAAATTAAAGGATCTACAGCACAAACTGCAGATTACTATGTTGCACAATGGACCGATGAAATTCCATATGTAGATACTACAGTTATTCATGATATTTCAACTGCTCCTGATTATGTCAGTGGTGATTGTGCTAATGTACAAGCAGCAATTCAGACACTTTCTGATCTGTTTGATGAGATTATTGATAACCCAACAGTCACTTCTCCATTGCCATCAACGGCAACAAGAAATGATGGATTCTTCACTATCAATGAATTCAATAAAGCAAAACTTCAAAATCACCCAATTAGTTTTGTAAGACCTTCTATTTGTAACTCTTCTTCTCATACTTGGGAATTTTCTGGTTCAGGTAATGATTATAATGCTCTCCCACAGAATGGTGGAACTAGAGGATCAGATGAAACAGAAGATTTTGAACAGGTATCACAGTTAAATGGTCGTGTCTATGCATCGGGTACTGATGAACTTGGCGACTTCAAGATTGGTTACTTTGCTAACGTTGAGAACAGAACAGGTAATATCACCTTTGGTGGTACTGTTGAAATTTCTGAAGTTAGTTTCCTTAAGATTGCTGGTAGTACAACTACTATTGAAGGATTTGATACTTCAGTAAACCTTAACGCTATTGAACTTGGTGGTGTTGCACCTGGTCCTTCTGACGCACAACTCCCAACACAAAGAGCAGTTTATCAGTATATCAATAACCAACTTGGTATTTATATTGGTCGTACTTATTCAACTACACCAACACCAAATGCTCTGGTTCAATTAGACAACTCTGGTCGTATTAACATCGATCAACTTCCTGCACTGAGACCATTTAACATCTTCACTGTTGTTGATGAAGCAGCACGTCTTGCGTTTGAGGGACCACTTGCTGGTGACATTGTTATTCAAACTGCAACCCAAGAGTTTAATTTCACCTCATCTGATATTAATGCATCAACAGATGAGTTTACAATTACAGGTCATGGTTTAAATACTTCTGACGCTGTTACTTATCAAGAAGGAGCTGGTACTGTAACTGCACCTTCACCTCTAGTTGATGGTGAAACTTATTATGCAATTGTTGTTGATGTAGATACTATTAAGTTAGCATCAACAATTACTGATGCATCAACAAACAGTCCAATCAATATTACTAATGTTGGTTCTGGAAATCATGTATTTGAAACACAAGGAACTCCAATTTCCTTTATTCTTAATAATGATTTAGAAAGTCAAATTCTTGAATTTGCACCAGATTCAAATCATACTTTTGCAGTAAACGATATTACTCTTGCAACACCTGGTGGTGGTCAAGGTCAAGTATCTAGTTTTGTAGAGGGTACTGTTAAACAGGTTATTGTTGCTTCTGGTGGTTCAGGATATGTAAGTGGGGATACTATTACATTCTCCACTCCATCTGGTGGAGTTGCCGCAACAGGAACACTTGTCGTTAATGGTGGTCAAGTTACTGCAGTTACCTTAAATTCTGGTGGTAGTGGTTACTTCACTGCACCATCTACTGCAAATGGAGACATCACCATTACAAGTTCTGCAGGAGCAAATGCTTCTCTGACTACTGTTGTTAGATCTAGATTGAGTATTGATATTCTTAACAATATCAAAACAACTAACTCTGATACTATTGATGATCAGGCATCTCCAACTCCAAATACAATTACAATTATTGACACAGTTAATACTTCTGGTTCTAATGCAGATAACTGGATTCAGTTAACGTCATCTACCATTGACGCTTCATTCATTACTTCTGGTATTATCAATCCAACTCGACTTGCTGCTGTTACAGCACAGAATCCTGCAAGTTCCTTGACTTATCTTAGAGGTGATTCTCTGTTTGCTCCAGCAGTTGCATCTTTAAAAATTGGTGATCAATCTCCTGTTGTTCTTGGTTCTAACAACAGTACAAATACTTATATCAAGTCAGTTGAAATGAATGATGCTGGTGTAGGTTACACCACTGGAACTTATACTGATACAAATTTACTTGGCGGTAATGGTCAAAACCTGAAAGGAACAATTAAAGTTTCTGATGGTGTTGTTAGATCTTTAACTATTACAAATGGTGGTACTGGTTATATTTCTGAACCTACAGTAACATTTAAAGATAATTTTACAGATCCTGCAAATCCAACAATTATTAATGGAATTAGTGCAAGAGCATTTATTTCTGGTGGACAAGTTACAAAAATTAACGTTGTTGATGGTGGTAGTGGACTTGGAAGCAATACTCCTTTAGTTGAGATTACTGGTGGCGGTGGTGTAGATGCGACAGCAACTGCTACAGTTGCTGATGGAGCAATCCAATATATTCAAATTACTGATGGTGGAGTTAATTACACTCCAACAGGCGGTAACACCTTTTTCCAGATTAGTCCAAATCCACCAATTATTGGTACATCACCAACCAATGCTGCAGATCTTGAAGCATTCTTTGCAACAGTACCTAAACTCTTTAATGATATTACTATTGATATTAACAGAGTAAATGGTAATACTCCTAATGCTAATAATTATAGTACCGTTGGTGTTGCTAAATTTAGAAAATCAGACACTGGATCTGGTGTAAGGATTGGTCAATTTATTATTGGTGAAGATGGTTCCATTGATATTGATCAAGGTCAAGGTTCTGGTTTTGATGCTGACTTCTTAGATAACCAAGATTCCAACTTCTATGTTGAATGTGATAATTTTGTACCAGGTAGTTCTCCAACTCCAGGTCTTCCTGCAAACTGTTTGATTGGAACTTATGGTATTGATATTGATGGAACTGCTGATTTTGGAAATATCTTAACCTCTGTTGATGCTAGGTCTTCTACATTCCAACCATCTAACTTCTTAGCGGGTGGACATTTGCAGTGGAAGGATAATGATTCAAATCCTGGTTATGCTAATGATTTTGAATTCCTTGATGATGGTGGTCTTTATCATGGTGTAATGACTCTGAGAAGAGGTGGAACTGGTAGTACATTCTCTGAAGGTTCAACTAATCAATTAGCGTTCACTGATAATAATAATCTGTTCCTTAGAAACAGTGGTGCAAACCAGGTAAACTCTCTTACAATTACCACAGGTGGTTCTGGATATCCTGACGGTGTTTATAATGATGTACCTCTAGGTGGTGGTGATGGTTATGGATTGAGAGCTAAGTTAACTGTTGTTAATGGATCCTTTACTGATGTAGAAATTGTCAACAAAGGTTGGGGTTATAATGTAGATGGCAGTGCAGTAGGTTCATTTGCTGTTGTACTTCCATTTGAATATTTTGGTACACAGAACACAAGACAAATCACAACACCAGCAGTAATTACTGCTACATTACCTGTATATCAAAATAATGCAGGTCAGAATACATGGTCATCTTGGAATAAAGTTTGGCATGATGGTAATGATGGTATTGGATCTGGTCTTGATGCAGATTTAATTCAAGGTTATGAACTCCGTTGGTTACAAACTGCGTTAAATCTTTCTGAAGATGAGCAGTTGATGAATAGTAAGATTCCAACGCAATTGGATGAACATGCTTTTAATAAGGAAGTTCGCATTACTGTTCCAGATCCAGCATTCCAGGTAAACAATGGTGGTCACTACGATCTTTATATTGAAGGTTATAATTTAACCCAAGAAAATATTGATTCTCTTGACACCATTGCTGGAAGCGGTGGTCAACAAATAGGCACTCAACTGAATCTTTACACTGCTAACAATATTAACGAAGGTACTGTTAAATTAATTGACAGAAAGATTAATCTTGATCCTGCAAACTATTTGACTGGACAACAATATGTTGAGGAAAACTTTGAATGGGAATCTGGTGCAACCTTTAATAAAAATGATAGAGTTGTATATGCACATAATGTTTATATTGTAAACAACCCAGCAACTGGTACTTATACCGCAGGTACTGTTCCACCAACTCATGGAAGTGGCGTAGTAAATGCAACAGGTGGTACTGCACAATTCTTGTTTGAAAGAAAAGTAAACAATCCATATACTATTCTTACAGTTGAACTGCAATCTGGTAACTTAACAAGAGCGATCAGAAAAGTTGGTACTGCAACTGCTCCAGCAGAATATTATCCTTTAACTGATTTTGCAGTTACTAGAAGAACTGAATATTCTAGACAAAAGGCACGTCTTGGATCTGATAGTGGCGGTGTACCATTCTTAGAATTAGGTAATACTGTTGAATCTAATATTCCATATCTTGACTTCTTAACCTCAGGAAATAATGTTGACTTTGATGTAAGAATTCAAGCAAGTGGTGGTTCTTCTACTTTAGGAACAGGTACTCTGAATATCCAGGCAAACAATGCTCAAGTTAATTCTAACAACATTTGGCACGCTGGTAATATCACATTTAGTAGTGGATTTAGTGGATCTTCCTATGACACTAATGCAAATGGTGTTGGTGTAATTAGAGATGCTAGTGGTAATTTTGCTGCTAATAATATTACAGCAAATCTCACTGGTATTGCATCTGGCAACCTTCCACTTACTGGTGGAACTATTACTGGTGCATTGATTCAACAAATTACAAGTGCTACAACTTGGTCTTCTGCTTGGGGTGGTGTTAATTCTTACACCCAGCAAGCACATGAACTTGCATTGAGAAATAATCAAAGTGGAACTACTGGTTCATTTAGTGGTATCTTCTTTAAAGCAGGTGACAACACTCCTAATTCTTTAATTGGTGCCGCCAGAATTGGTTGTACTTGGGATGGTTCTTATGCAGCATCACTTAGATTCTCAACAAGAGGTGGATCTTCTCAGACAAGTATGAATGAGAGATTGACCATTAAATTTAATGGTAATATTGGTATTAATGTACCTGATCCACAACATCGTCTTGAAGTTTCAAGTCCTGATAGATCAAATGCTGTTAGAATTAGTGATGGATCAACTACAAGTAGTAATAACGAAATTAAATTAGGATATTACACTGCATCAGATACTCATGTTACCAATTTGATCGCTGGTTCTAATTTTGGTTCAATCATTACTGGTGGAGCTAATGGTCACATTATCATGGGTCTTCGTGACAATGATGCTAATGATTGCCTCGCAATTCTTAGTGGTTGGGATGGTAGCACTCATTATATGAATGCTAGCAATTCAACTGGATTTAGAAAAGTAGTTGCTAAATTTACAAACAAAGGTCTTGCATCAATCAATGGTGACATTGATAATAACTATAACTTAATTGTTCGTGGTGCATTTGCAGCAGAAAGCAAGTCCTTCGTAATTGATCACCCAACCAAAGAAGGATATAAATTACGTTATGGATCTCTTGAAGGTCCTGAGCATGGTGTATACGTTCGTGGACGTGTCACAGATGGTGTTATTGAACTTCCAGAATACTGGACTGAACTTGTTGATGAAAATAGCATTACCGTACAACTCACCGCTATTGGTGACTCAGGTAATCGCTGGGTAGTTGATGTCGCTGACAATAAAGTCACGACTGGTGGCGGGGCAGCGTTCTACTTTGTACAAGCAGAACGTAAAGATGTAGAACAAATTACTGTAGAATACGAGGATTAATCTAATGGCAACAAGTATAGGACCAAAGTTCCCAGTAAACGGGTTAGTGTTTATGGTTGATGCTGCTAATCCAGCATCTTACCCAGGATCAGGAAACCAATGGTTTGATATTGGTGGAACAAGACATCATATGGATTTAGGATCTAGTGTAACATTTCAAAGTGATTTTGGTGGCGTCTTACAATTTGCAGAAGATGCTAATGGTTATGCTCGTATCACAGATTCTTATGTGAATTTAGCTTCAAGTAATAACACTGTAATTACTTGGTCTAGAAAAATGGCAAATAATAACAACGGTCGTGTTGTAACTGCATATCAAAATAATTGGTTATTGGGTCATCATGATACTTCTTATGGTGATTATTATGCTCAAGGTTGGGTATATAATATTAGTGGGGGAAGTAGACCATCTGACACTGTGTGGAGACAGTATACTGGTACTGGAGATGTAGGAAATGATATTTGGAAACTTTATATCAACAAGGATGAAATTGTTTCTAATAATGGTGGATCTCAAGGACCAAGAGGTTTTAATGTAAATGCTCAATACGGTCAATATTCTTTTGCTCAAGTTTCAATGATTGCATGTTGGGATCGTGTACTGACTCCACAGGAAATTTCAGATGTGCATGAGCAATATAGAGCTCGTTTCTCAGTATAAATATTCAATAAAAGGCATATTGTCGGATGGCAAATTCAGATAAAAATATTCTTATTACACCAAATAGGGGTGTTGCTAATGATCCGCCAAAGATCTCATTAACTGGTTTTGACAATCAACCAATTGATCTTAAGGTAACTGATAGTAATAGGTTGTCATTCGAGAATGGCAATAATATTTTATTTACAGTAGATCGTAGCACAACAGGAACAGTTTTCCAAGCTGGAGATATTTCAGGTGTTCCTCATATTTACGCTTTAGATACAGGTGAAGTTGGCATTGCTGCATTTTATGGATCTGTAAAAATTGCAACTAGTACCTTAACTGCTGGATCTGATGTTACGATTGGTGGAACTGTTGATTTTACTGGAGCGGTAAGTTTCGGAGGAAACCTTGGTTTTGATGGAAATATTGTTAGAGGTGACATTAGAACTGCAGATATTTTTATCAGAGGAACTGGTTTAAACAATAATGCAAACCGTGAAGTTAGGATTAATGGTGGTCCTAATATTGCAGCAAACTCAAGAGGACTTCGTTTAATTGTCCTCAACAAACAAAATTTAGCAGTAGTGTCAAACAATTCATATGACACTTATGGAAGTACTAGTGCCTCTAATAATATGGCAACTGCTTTGAATAATATGACACAAGGTCAAATTGGTATTATCACTTCATATGATGCCATTGAGTCAAATTACACTGATAGCTTAAGAGCAGCATTTATGCGCTTAGGTTTATCAAAAGCAGCATATATTTCAACTGCTGCTGGTATTAGGCAAGCGTATTGTGCTATTTTCCATGGAGGCAACGGAACAGACGGTGCTCAACAAGCAATTGAAATTCATCAAGGCAATGACAGTAATTCACCTCATGCTACACTCTTAACTAGAGTTTGGTGTAGAGATGCAGAAAATGATTCTGAAGATGGTGGATTTGATGGCAATGGTATCACAAATGCATTATACTCTACAAGACCAGATTCAATTGCTCCTGTCGTACATGCAGATACAAATAATCGTTTAGTAATTCATGGTGGTAATAACGCATATTTTTCTGGTGCCTCTAATGTTGATGTAAGAACTACTTACACTAGTAGTTCTATGACAGATCTTAGAGAAAATATTAACAATGCTGGAATAGCTATTACTACCGATAGAGATAATGATACTTATGTTGGTGGTTTATTCTGGAGAACTAATAATAATGACACTGCTAGACCAAAAGCAGGTGTTTGGGTAAGGCATAGT